AGCCATAAGCATCACCGATAGCTGTTCTCAGCTTATCCTCAGCGTTCTTATTTTCTTCAGTTTCATATAGCATCACATCAACTCCCGGCAGATCATACAAAATGTGTCAAAGTCAACCTCACACGCATAGCGCCAGTCATAAGGATTGCCGCCACCTGAATACACATTGAACTCTGGCATATCGATAACCGCCTGCAACGGTATTCGGCAACGTACTGGCTGGCGGTTGTAGCGGTACAGTAGCGCCGGATAGTTGCCTGCCAGTTGTGCCGCAACGATGGCCTGATCCCACCATTCTGGCCTAGCTTGGACGCCTTCCTTATAATGCTTCAGCTCTAAGGTGAAGGGAAACGAACCGCTGACCGGGCGCAGATCGCCCAGACCAGCCTGTCTGGTTTGATCTAATATTCTCTCAAACTTTATGCCAAGGGCTTCGTATAGATCTGCCGCCACCTTTAGTTCGTTGCGACTGCCCTTTGCTCTTGAATTAACCATCTGCATCTCCCGATTAGAGCTAAAATAGTTATATGGGAATACATAGTGTTGCAAGAGCATCATCATTTTTTTTCGATTTATGGCTAAATTTTACTTGAACATTATGTATTTTGGCCTTATATAATAATTATCAGACAGACAAAAGGGAGATTATCTGATGACTAAATTGATTGAACTTTATAAAAAACTTTTAGACGCGCAAGAAAAACTGGCTGAAACCCAGCAATATAGCGATTGGTCAAGAAGCGTTGGTGCGTATAAGGCGGCTGAAACAAAGGCAAATCAAAAATTGTTAGAGGGTTGCCGCAAACATCTAGGCCAAAATTATACACAACAAGGCCTGATTAACCTTCTAACCAAATTAAGGGATGCGGCCTAGTGCCGCCCCGAAAGGGAGATTATCTGATGAATGATAATAGGCGAAAAAAAATTGATGAGGTGCTTTTTATGGTCAGAGCCGCCGAGAGAATTACTCAAGATCTGTATGATGATGAGTATGATGCTTGGGATAATTTGCCAGATAATTTAAGGTATTCATCCAATGGCGAGGTTATGGAATTTTCAGTAGAATGTTTGGATCAAGCTGTCGCACATTTAGATAGCTTAATAGATTATCTTGAGGATGCGAAAGTAGATAACTGGGGTGGAAAATCCGCCTTTACAGGGAGATCATCTGATGACTAATTACATTGCTTATTACCGTGTATCAACTCAGCGCCAAGGCCAATCCGGCCTTGGTTTAGACGCCCAGCGTGTAGCTGTTGCGCCATTTGCTGACAAAATTATCTCTGAATATGTTGAGGTAGAGAGCGGCAAAAAGAATGACCGCCCACAATTAGCTGAGGCATTAGCCCACGCCAAGCGCGAAGGCGCCACCTTACTTATCGCCAAGCTCGACCGTCTAGCTCGCAACGTGGCATTCATCGCCAACTTGCTTGAAGCTAATGTCCCAATCACTTGCGCTGATATGCCAGAGGCAGACCGCACTATGCTACAGATGATGTCAGTCTTTGCAGAGTTCGAGGGGCGCCGCATCAGTGAGCGCACCAGAGACGCCCTAGCCGCCGCCAAACGCCGTGGCATCAAGCTGGGCAGTCCTAACCCACACGCAGGCGGTAAAGCCGCTGGTGAGGCTCGCAGGGGCAAGACAGCCACTGTTGCTGTTGAAGCTATGCCCATCATTAAAACATTACGTCAATCCGGCGTGTCGTTTGCGAAGATCGCCGACACCTTGAATGACGCAAGAATACCGTCAGCAATGGGCGGTGTGTGGCACAGCACATCTGTGCGTAACTTAATCAGCCGGGAGCTAACTAATGCCTGATTTTGCAAGACAGACGACCATCTGGGAAATCGAAGAACCCCAGATGTTTTTCCCCACCAAGGGTGAAGCCTACCGCTGGTGGAAAAAAAATTCACCGAAGCCGTGGCGTGAGGTGAAACTTAACCGCCACATATTCTTTAACAAAAGGGAGATTGTCGAATGGCTAAATGCTTAATGAACATAATTCTTGGTGGCTTTGCAGTGCTGTACTGCCTGAGCTGGACTAACATCTTACACCCCACCTATAATTTCTGGGGCGCAATCGCTTACTTTGGGGGAATGTAAAATGGTCGGTAAACTAACACCTGATAATATGATATCAGCATCGCGTATACCTGTATTGCTGGGGCTGTCGCCTTACCAAACGCAGAACGAATTGCTAACTGAAATGATCCAGCGTTATCACGATAAGTTTGAGCCTACGTTTCACGGCAATGAGATTACTGAGTGGGGCGATAGACTTGAGCCTGTCATTCTAAACGAAGCCGCCAAACGTCTGGGCTTACGCAATCATGAGATCCATATAACCAAGCCAGAGTTCCATCCTGATCTGCCATTAGCCGCCAGCCTTGATGGGCTGGGCGTTGCTAATGGCACGATCAAGACGAACGCCGCAAATGGTATATACTGCATGACTGCTGATGAGATAGACATTAGCACGATAGGCGTATTGGAAGCGAAAGTCACCAGCGCTATGCCCGAAGAGATGCCAGCCGCCCATCGTGGCGTATGGCAACTACAGGCACAGATGATGTGTGGCGGTTACAAGTGGGGTGCCATCTGCGTTCTATACCGGGGCATCGAAATGCGGATCTTTGTTTATGAAGCTGATGCGGTCATGCAAAAACGCATCGAGGATGCCATCCTAAACTTTGAGAAGCGCCGCAAGACAGGTGACGTCTATCCTGTCCTAACGTCTGACGATGGCAACGCGGCGTACCCCTACGCCGAACCAGACGCAGATCCATTGGATCTAAACGATCAGCCGGATGCGCTGACAGCGTTTGAAGATCTGATGCTAGCCAAAGAGGCCAAGCGGCAAGCCGAAGCTGACATCGATATGGCTGAAGCGACCATCAAAGAATATATGGGCAACCACGATCAGGCTCATATCAATATCGGTCTATCTCGCTATCAGATCAAATGGCCTATGCGCCGCACCAAAGCACAGCCAGAAAAGGTTGTGCCTGCCAAGCCGGAAGCCACTGTCCGGCAGAAGACACTCAGCATTAAAGAGCTGTAGGAAAGGGGGCATAAGCCCCCTTTTTTATTTCTTAGCTTTGATGCTATCCACTACGCCGCCACCAAAATAAAATGTCAAGATAATCAGCATAGCGTAATTAATGCTAAACTGTTCCATTACCTTGGTCACTGCGTCTGGATCACCAAATCCAGATATCGTCATGCCTAGCACAATGAGATAGCTACCCAGAAATGTGCCGCCAAACATCAGCGCAAGATAACGCTGTGCAATTTTGAACGGCGCATAAGCGCCCATCAAATCTATCTTTGCTTTGCTCTTAGCTTTAATCTCTTCTTCGGTGCTGGTGTGCATATCATCAATAAGGTCTAACCCTTTCTTGATAACATCACCGCCGCCTAGAATACTGTTTAATACGTTTAACATTTAATAACTCCATATATTAGGACGAGGCCCACCAGTGAACGTATCCAAATGCAAGAACCGACCGCCGCCAGACTGACTGACACCGATCCCGGTGAAACCGTGCTTCATTGCCAGCGCCATAATCCGATACGCCTGCTGACCATCACACGCTATGTCCACCGCAACACCCCTTGTATGCGTCCCCGGACGCCCCTTGCTGGCCTCAACAGGGTGGCTGGTGTCTCTATACCCAGACGTCACTGTCATCGCCTCAGCAAGCTCTGAGCGCAATGCCTGTAGCTTATCCATAAAGCCACTGTCCATTGCACACTTGCCAGTGTGACTACACTTAAATTCATCCTCACTAAAATTAGGATACCTTGACCAATCCATTTCGCGCCTCGATGATTTCAATCGCATACTTAAAGCTGTCGATTTCGTTTTCCAGATCTTCAAACCAACTCCGGGTGCATCGCTTCGTAAATTGTTGCACCTGTTCTGTGGCTAGATATTTGACCCGGCGCTGATCGACAGCAACCAGCGCCATCATATCGAATTGCTGGATTGATGGCAATTTCTTTGACTTAGATCCAGACCCTAGCTGGAATTGATAGCCGCCCTTGTTGTAGGCATAAGCGCTGGCAGACTTAACTTGAACCCGGATATATGTGCGGTCATCCCAAGCCAGCAGATCCACGCCGTCCTGTTGCGTCATCCCGACACGCCAACCCATAGACAGAATGGATGCGGCGGCAATGTGTTCACCAATAAGACCAACGGTTGTGGCTGTTATCATTTATCCTCTGAGGAAATAAACTGCCGTTCCTACGATACTAACAAATAGTATAGTAGCGATAAACCCTACAAATATCTCAGTAAAAAATTCCTTGCGCCGTTCCGCTTTCAGCTCTGCCTCGCGGCGCTCTTTCCTAGCTTCAGCTTGGAACGCCTGCCAATCTGACCAAAGCCCCGGCCTGCCCGAATAGATCATAATCTCTTTGAGGTCTTTTTCGTATTGCTTGATTTGTTCTAGCGCGAGGAAGGCTTGCAGATCTGACTGGTTAGCGGCGGCCTTATTCTTGCCACGAACCCTTTTCTCTAGGTCTTCCTTGGCTGACGCAAAAGACGCAATGGCAGACCCAGCTCTAGCAATATCCCCGGCATTGCTGACAGCTTGCTTGATTACAGCGAAGGCGGCGTTAGCGGCGGCAAGTTCAGCTAACATCAGAATATCTCCACAAGGCTAGGGTCATATGCTTGAGGCACACAGTATGTCGTAACCCTATCTCTTGGGTCAATGAAATCTATATGGCTGTAGTTACCGTGTCGCTGAGAAAGACGAGATGCAAAATAAAGACAATCGTCCACATTATAAAATCGGAGATTTGTATCAACAGGCCGTCTAGCATCACCTGTTCCCAGATACATCACTAACGAAAAAGCTACTACCAGATTGGACATTACACATTACTGCCTCGATTAAAACACTGGTACGACCAATACCCCACATCGTATTCTTGATAGAGGTGGCTCATATTTGCTTTAGCCTCTTCGTAATTTGGGCAATAATCTAATTCGTATGGCTTAATCACAAACGTCATCTGTTGTGTCAGGATAACAAAGATGACTAGGAACTGGCTCACTTCTCCATCAGCCTGTGAAGCAAGTCTTCTAGCCGACCAAACCTATCTTCAATGCGACCCATCATAGATGACATCTCATCCTTGTGGATGAAGGTTTCTCTGGTGGAATTAATGCGTTCCTCAAGCCGCCCAACCCTAGCAGTCAGGTGATTGATATACCAACCACCACCAGCGATTATAACACCTATTAGAACATCAGCTAAGAAACCCATTTCCATTGTTACCACCCTGCTGGAGTTTTGCCTACAATCGGCGGCGTGATAAGATTGTCTAACTGTTGACTTAGCATCGCCTGTAACTCTTCTTCAGTCTTGTCCAGACTTGCCAGCACCCAGCCCTTTACCTGTTCTTTGGTCAGGCTGTCAAACGCTGTGAAGCTGTCGGCGTTTGCCTCGCCAACACCAGCGGAGCCATATGCGCTGACAGAAAGCGGTGCGCCTTCTGCGTTCGTGGCTGTGTCGTGCGTTGCCGTTAGACGCCAGTGAATAGCTTTGGCTACATCTGTTAAGTCACCCTCTGTTGGGGCAGTGTCGATTTGTGGGAAATCCCAAGTGTAGGTTGCCATCATTTACTCCTATATATAAGGGCTTTCGCCTAGGATACCAGCATCCCAAGCCGCTTTGAGTTCGTCAATCGTTGTCGCCGCACCAATCGCCGATGACGCTGGTGCATCACGCAGTGCCTGTTTGTCAGCCACAATCTGCGTAGTGTCTGCGCTGGTTTCCAATGCCTTCATATAACTGGCATCCAAAGCCTCAAGCAGAGGCTTGCGAACCTCACGCACCTTGTCCTTGAAAATCTCTTTTGCCTTGTCTAGGTCTTCGCTAATCACATTGCCTGACAGTGACCACGCTCCGCGAAAGTCACGATTTGCTGGGATAGTTACATCAGCCGCATTAGCTTCGTTGCCATCCTTGTCAATAATAAATGTATCCATTGTAATATCCTACGCCGCTAGTTGTACATCATCAGCAATACGCCACGCATTGCGCCACGTTCTTGTTTCAGGCAGTTGTTCTTTCTTGCAGATAACCATCTTGGGGCGGTTGCCCTCATTCCAGCTTTGCCAAACGTGCTGAGGCACATCTTTCATAATTAAGTATTCGATAGCCTGTTCTTCTGTCATCGCTGGCATTGGCTCAGTCTCATGCAACAGGTAGCCACGAGTATGTTTCTTAAAATCAGGTTGTGCTTCATCTTCAGCCAACTCGTGGTACACCCACACTGGCGGTAGGATGCCGCCTTGTAGCGCACACGCCATCCAGTTAGGGTCAGGCACAAGTATCTTGGCGCACTCGTCCACGCTGTCCTCATAGACAACACAGTAGTCAGACTGCACACCGTCTAGGTTCTCTTTAGCCCAGCACAGTCGGTCAAACAGATGAGTGCCTTTGAAATCAGGTGTCTGCATTATGCGAGGTCTCCTGAGATTGTAACGGCAATACCAGCATTGTCCACACTTGTACCGCTTGAGTTTCTTGCGCCTACATTTGCATATGAAGCATTGTAAGAAAAATTTTCCCCATAGCGTCCTGTGTCTGCACTATAACCTGCTGTTACTTGTGATGAGAAATCAGCATTGCCCATAGCATTAGTAAAGTTTACATCGTAATTACCTGTGCCATTATCATCTAAGCTAGAAACATTAAAACTGTCACGAGCCGCAATAGTGCCTGTTCCATTAAAGTTAACCCAAGACTTTGCGCTTCCATTCATCACATGATTGACTGCGGCTGGTGCTAGTGTGTTAGCCATTACTTAGCCTCCAATTCTGCGACACGTTCTTTCAGTGTCTTGATTTCATTTACAGCATCCTGCAATGCCGCTACTAGCACAGGCGTGATGCGTCCATAATCCATAGACCACATATCATCTTCACTGTCGCCCTTGCTCACGGCCTCTGGCACAATCTCTGCCATCTCCTGTGCGATAAAGCCAACCACCGCATCAGCGTCAGGGTCTGCCTTCCACTTGTGGGTGACAGCGTTCATAGCCATCAGTTTGTCGGTGGCATCAGCGATAGGTGCGATGTCAGTCTTCAGGCGAATGTCTGATGTGGTGTTGTAGGTTGTGCCTGATGCGCCTAAAGATATTGAACCTACTTTGCTTGCATCATTGTAAAACTCAATTCCGTCACCATCGGTGCCGTCTCGTCTTACCCTAACAACAACATCATTATCACGATTAAAACTGGTTAAGCCCCCAGCCCCCAGCACACACCCTTGTGATGCGGTGCTAGTATTAGTCTTCCCAACCAGAAGATTGCCTGACGAATCCACCCTTAACCGTTCAGTGCCAACCCCAGATGGCGCGGCATTGCGGTCAGCATATGGTATTTGCTTGATTATAAAGCTGTTGCTGTCAACATACTGAAGCCAGCTATCTTGGTTTAACTCTGTATCTTTAAACTTTAACCACGGCCACGCTCCTTCAAGCTCAACTCCAGCACTTGCGCTGTTCATAGCAAGGCCAGTGACAGATAGCTTTGCACTTGGCGCGGCAGTCCCAATGCCCACGTTGCCGCCCAAAAAGGTCATAGGATTGGCAGATGAACCGTTATCAGCCGTTAGGAATCTTGTCTTTGATGTTCTGGTTGCGTCTGTGTTATCAGTCCACTCGCTATCTATAAAAAAGAGTTGCCGTTCTTGCGCTGTGCTGTTTGCTCTTAATTCCAAACCAGAACCGTTTCCAACAGCCGATGTTGCGGTATTGCGGAATTGGCTGAGAACAGTGCCACCACTGCTTGAGCCTCCAACTCTAAAAGGTGCGCTACTGGAAGCCTCAATATCTAAAGCGTTGCTAGGGCTTGTTCGTCCAATGCCTAATCGCTGTGTGGAGGCGTCCCAGTAAAAGCCTTGTGTCACTTGGTCAGCCGCATAAAAAGAAATGTCACCACTGGACGCAACATCCAAACGATTATAAGCCGAACCAGAGCCTAATCTTATTCCCCCAGAAGCGTTGCTGGCCCGAATATAGTTTGTGCCGTTTCGGTCTAAATCAATTTCAAAGCCAGAAGAAACAGTCAGGCTTCCATCTGCTGTGTCAACAGTCAGCCCATCAGCCGTCACTGTGCCTGTTACGTCAATGCCGCCAGATATGGTGGCGAGTTTAGGAGAATTTTGATACGACAAAGTTATGGCGTTTGCGCTGGTTAATAACAGATTTTGGCCAGATGTGTTTTGAATAGCAACGCCTGTATCTTGACCACCTAAAATTAAATATCCAGCACCAGAATCTTTAACATATGAATTAGACCCATCATGAAATATCTGCAAATCGCCACCGACAGCATCGCCAAACGTGGCCTTGTCATTGTCGCCAAAGGTGATGTCGTTGCCGTTGGTGTCAAGGTTGCCGCCAAGCTGTGGTGTGGCATCGTCAAGCACAGACCCAATGCCAGACACATTAACGGTTTGCCAAGACGTCCCATCGTAAAATTTATAGGTATTGTCGGTCGTGTTAAAAAATAAATCCCCTTCGTCAAGTGACGTAGTAGGGTCAGTCGCACCAACACGATAGCGTTCTGCAAAACTATTGACGCCAGTAATATTGGCGGCAGTAGCATTAACATTGGCAATAGAACCAGCCACGGTATTGACGTTAGCTATATTGGTGGACACTGTGCCAATGTCAGTTGCATCAGCCGCAACCGCTTGAATAGCGGCACTGTCGCCAGCCACTGTCGTCACATCTGCTGAGATACCAGCCACAGTATTAATATTGGTGGAATTGCCAGCCACACTATTAATGTTTGTGGTATTCCCAGCAACAGAATTAACATTAGTTATATTCGTTGCAACAGTACCAATATCAGTGCCATCAGCCGCCACCGTGGTAACGTCAGCAGATATGCCAGCCACAGTAGTCACATTGCCACTGATGCCAGCTACAGTAGTCACATTAGCTGAAATACCAGCCACAGTGGTGACATTGCTATTATTCCCAGCCACGGTATTGACGTTAGCTATATTGGTGCCAACGGCATCTACATTACTAATGGATGCGGCGACAGTTTCAATCTCTGACACTGCTTCATTCAGGTCATTGGCTACTGTTTCAACCTCTGACACCGCTTCGTTAAGATCATTGGCAACGGCAATGACCTCGCTAATGTTTCCAGCAACCGTATTAACAGACGCTATGTTTGTGGCTACTGTGCCAATGTCGGTAGCGTCAGCCGCCACAGAGGTTACATCAGAAGAAATGCCAGCTACGGTGGATACATTAGCCGCAACGCCAGCAACCGTAGTCACATTGGCTGATATACCAGACACGGTTGTGATAGCATTAGTCGCAACCGTACCATCCTGTATATCAGCTAGTGTGGCAATATCGGTAGCAATATCAGCAAGCGCAGTAACATCGGTGCTGTCAGGGCCAGCCTCTGGGTTTCCTGTCGTGCTATTGAATTGCAGATACTTACCAGCGCGAGCCGCCTTAGCAGGCAGTGTCATATCTAATGTGCCGCCATCATCAACGTGAGCTGGGTCATAGACCGGGGCTTGCAATGTGCGCTTTTGCTCTTCTGCAATCTGTTGATCGAAGATGGTCAGGCCGTCAAGCTGTTCGTTAAGAGCTGAGGCGCGAAGATCCCCGGCGGTAACAAAGTCGGTGGTGCGCTCGATGTCTCTGGCGCCCACGATAATAATCGTATCATCCGCATCAGGCGTGGTAGGCACATTGGTGCCAACAACAATAGTCACAGACCCGGTGCCGTTAGCCGCAATAGAAACGGTGTAGTCAGTCGTCAGCGTCAGCTTAGTCGTGTTAAAGTATACCGCCAGATCGTTTTGATCTAACACCTCAAACGTAAAGCTATACGGCCCAACGCCTGCTGAACCTGTAAACACGACACGGCGTGTCACTGCGTTAATGTTATAGTCTGCCATCTGTTACCTCACTGGTGTGCAGTATACCCTATTTATTTCGCCGCTTCTACCTTCTTGAGAAGATCTGGATATTCGCCAAGCAAAATCCGCTTTGCGCCCACAAACTTGTTTCCGCTACCGTTGTAATAAGTTGAAACCAGTGTCTTTATATATTCCAACTTTTTCTCATCGTCTAAATTCTTATAGGCATCAGTCTGGATGTTTCTGTTTAGAGTGGCTAACAAAGTATTATCTTCGTTATAACCAGCCATCCCCGGTAGCTTTCTACCTGACGCATCCAGCGTATTAGCTAGCTCAATCCAACGGTTGTATTGTTCATTATTTAACAAGACGCCGCTAATCGTTTTGGGCGGCATAGACACGCCATCGCCCAAACGCATCAGCTCTTTGTCTATACCCTCATACTTTGCGTTCTGAACCCGAATAGGTGACAGCCATTCAAATGGCATAGCTGGGTCTGTGGATTTAACCTTTTCACCCCAGATGTTAAGAGCTGGCGGCACCTGATCGCTAAAGAATGGATTGCGAGCTTTGGCCTTTTGCAATGCGGTATAGAACCCTTGAAACATTGGATGTAACATTGTCGGGTCTTCGCCAAACAATCCCTCTGGCGGTAACATTGTGTTAGACGCAGTCGGCGCTATCTCGCGCTCAACTGCGGCTGACGCAGATGATACTGTAGGGAATACAGCTAATGCGGCAGAAGCAAATTTTTCGCCAAACAGTTTAGTTAAGTTTTCAACTTGCACCTCTTCGTCTGAATTAGCTAATGCAGTGGAAAGCTCGGCGATGCCCTGCAATGCTGGAAACTCTAACATATAATTATATGTGCTAAGAACAGCGGCAGATGCTAATTCAAGTGGCACCTCAGCGGCATATTGCATCCAGCTTGTATCGTCTGGCTCATCTGTGTGCCTACCCATATAATAAGCAAAGTCTGCCGCCATAGCTAATGTGCCGGATATGGGGTCAAGACGATTAAACGAAACGCTTTTATATGTGCCATCCTCTTGCCGGATATTAATGGTGAATGGCTTTAGGTTCATCCGCATCATTGCTTGCTTAGTTTGCGGATCAGTCGGCCCAGATCCAATAATCAATATTTGCTGGTCTGTGTTTACATTTCCATCCCACGCAAGCCCTGTAAAGTAACCCATAACCGCGCTACCCATTACCACCCTAGAAATCTCAGCATCAGCCACGGCGCCGCCAGCCGAAATATTTTTATAAAGATTTTTGTGTAAAGCTCTAAGGGGGCTACGAGCTAACACTTGCTTAACAATATTAGCTGGCGTTTTGTAAAACGGCATAAATAACTTAACAACTGGATGCGTGGCACCAGCCTGAAGGTCACCAAGAAATCCACTAATGTCGTTCTGGAATGTAAGCTCTTTAGCGGCTTCCTTCGCGTCTCGGACAATGTCCTCTGGCTCTGTGTTTAAGATCCTGTCGTACTCAGCCCGACCTAATGCAAATGCTTCTTCTGGGTCTTTCCCTGCCTCTAAAGCCGCATCATATGCTTTGTGCTGGGCGTGAAGAGCTGACTTTCTCATTGCGGCGCGATAGCCTATAGCTTTGAAAAACTCATCTTCAGTAATCAGCATACGACCAGCCATCCGCGTGTAAATGCCCCACGCATTTACTGCCGCCGCCATCATGTTGCCATCTCTAATTTCTTTAAGAACTTCGCCAGATCCCATCTGGATAGCTTTGGGCTTTCTGACATCAATCTTGCTAACGGCGTCTGACGCCTCTTCTTTAATAAATGCCTTGCCAGCTACAAGCGCCGCATCAAAGAAACTTTCACGAATGGCATCTAATTGAATAATGCCATCACGAATAAAGGCACGGTCTTTACCGCCAATGCCAACCGCTGTCCTTGCTCTGCCAATAGCGCCAGCCGCCATTTGCTCGAAGCTACGCAACACCATAAAACTACTGTTACCAATTACATTAACCATATGCGTTGATGGCGCAGACAGAATAGAGTTAATCCACGATTCGATGATGACATCCATTGTGGTAGCTCTAACGCCGTTCTGGACAAACTTTGACTTTGATGCCGCATCTGGCAAAGCTAAGTATAGTTCGCCCATATACTCAAAATCTTCCAGCGTAGTTGCGCCAAAGATAAGATTGTCCATTGCCTCAAGCTGTGACGCCCGGCCTTTTTCAAATCCTAGATCTTGCGCTAACTGCAATGCTCTCATAGTACGACCAGCCTCAGAGCCACCAGCAGAAATATTGGCATAAAGATTTCTCTCAAGAGTAACGAGCTGGGCAAATCGTGTGTATAGCTGTTCTTTCTCAACCGGGTCAGTTGCGGCTCTCGATAACAATAATGTTTCTTGCGCTGTGCGTGATACCTTTCTGGCGGCGATCATTCCGGCTAGTAAGTTCTCAGCAGTCTCACCAGATCCCGGCGCTCGCAATGCCCAATATTTAATAGCCTCTTCCATACCCTGACTTTCTGCCATCTTTAACAGATTGTCATAGGTAATGGTGCCGCGCCGTGCCGCATCAAATTGCTCGGCGTTGGCGTCTTTAACTCTAGCTAAATACTCAGCATGAGTGGGCAGATCATCGCCCATAGCAATCTCAGGCAGATTGACGCCATCTAAAAACTCGCCGCCAAGCGCTTCATTTATAGCTTTGATTTCTTCATCAGACGCTGGCTTAATAATAATGCTAGATCCAAGCCGTTGGATAGGCTCATCTGGTAATGGTGGCAATACTTTCTTTTCTGCCTGAGCTGTACGTTTGGCAAGCCATTCGGCGCCCTTAGTAATGAAATTGGTTTTGCCACCAACTTCCATTAGCTTTGGCATTTGGTTTTCTTCTGGCTTTAGCACCGGGTCTATCATCTGAGGCTGTTCCATTTCTGGCGCAACATCAGGCGTAGGCTCTCTGAAAACAGCCTCTTGGACTGTTTCCTTAGCTACCTTTTCGTCTACCATCTCATTGACGCGAGCGGTGATATCTCTAGGTGGTCGTGCCATTACATAGTCTCACTTTCGTCATTAGACAGCCTGCTACCTGTTTCAAGCAGGGTTAGGCCACCAATGGATAACAGCGGTATTTTACCAGAAAAGAAATCAATAAACACATCTTCTTTTGGTCTGCCTGTTGCTTTGGCGGTAACGTCTACACGATCATCAATGAGATCAACAACAGTTTTCATTTCTGACGCCAAGCCTGTTCTGTCGCCGCTTCCAAACCAACCAAGAGATTGCGCCTCAGCCGGACTAACGCCAAGTATCTCTGCGGCCTTTTTATATATATCAGAAAAAACAGCATACTCGGTTTGCATTTTAGTGCCATCAACCATTTGATCGCCTAGCGTGTCATCTATCATCGTAGCCGGGTCAAGAGAGGATGGATCGTTTTTATATTGATCTCTAAATTCTTTCTTGATGAAGCCTTCTGGGATTGAGCCGGGTTCAATCTCATTCATTGCGTCAAGAACGCCTCTAATTGCGTGGGTGTCTACGGTAACCCCAGAAAGATTGCCAGCTACGTTTTCTGCAAATGTGGCTGGTTTAGGGTTAGTATTAAAATCTATTCCTTCTGCCGCCGCCGCGTCTACAAGTTTTCTGTGAATGCCAGATGGGCCTATCATCATAGGATAGCCCTTTTCGTTCATGCCTTCACCACCGGGGCCGATAACATCCTCAATCGGCACACCTCTTTCTTGTTTAGCTGTAACAAGTGAGGCGTTTCTTAAATTTTGCTCTGTCATTGTGCGAGGGCTGGTCGCCGCATAATTCAAAGCAAATCGTTTTAACTGTTGCCTTGCGACATCTTCTGGCACACCAAGATCAACAGCCTTTTGAATGATTGGGCCTGTATTATAAAAATATTGTGCAGGCGTTCCAAGGTATGGTTTCATTCGCTCTGCTAGTTGTTGCGCTATGATGTCTTGTTTTTCCACTAGCAATGCCGCTCTATTACCTTTTGGCAAGGTGGTATTAGGCAAGGCTCTAGGCACTGGCGTTTCAGCTTGCTCTGGTAAATTTGCAACATATGCTTCTGGTGACGTGTCAAACATTTTTTCGCCTGATGGCTGTATCCTGTCTTTAGGGGCAAGCCGCATTTGATCAGCTCTTAGCCTTAACACATTAACTAGCTCATCGCGCTCAATGGGCGGTGTGCGATTTTGCATAGCTACAATAGCCTCATCAATAACAGCAGGCACATCTACGCCAGCATTTAACTGCACAGATTTGTCAGCTTGCCTTGCGGCTACGCGAGCTGGGGCGCCTTCAATAAATTCCTGAGTGGCGCTAGCAACTGTCTTAGCTCCGGCTTTAATTCCCTTAACGCCAGCGGCGGTAGCAATGCCAGCGCCGGGGATGCTAAAGAATTGACCAATGCCAGACCCTAGCCGGATGTCTTCTTTGGCGGCCTCAGATATTGGCAACTTTTCTAACCAGCCATCAAACTTGCTAGAGAAATATTCTGTGCCGTAGCTCTTAGATATTTCACCAAACTCCTCAGCAAACACCATTAAGGATTGCTCTGGGTATTCTTCCGGGAATATTTCTTTTAGCTGTGAGTAAGCGCCAGCTTTACCAGCCGCCGCAACCAACCCATAGATATCGCCGGGTATGCCCAAGGCGCCCTCAACCATACCCTTTGGTAGTCCAGCGGCGATTTGTAGCTGTTGCTCATCAGGGGTAAATTGTTCCCCGGTCATTCGTGCAACATCAATATCTGGCGCAAATGCCGCCATTGGCCCCATCGCTGTTTCAAGAGTATCTAGGTCAGCCCTTACCTCTGGCGGCTTAGGCTCGATACGAGCGCGGCCTAGCTTATCCATACTGACTTGCATATCAACGTCAGTCCTAGCGTATGCGTACACTCTTACCGCTTCATCAAATACACTACTCATTTGCCACCAGCCACATCGTACATATTAAATAGATTGCTAAACTCTAATGAGTTAATCTCACCATCTTGTTGCGCCCGATCTAATGCTAAGAGAACTTGCGTTCTGTCTTCTGGATCAACGCCTTTGGTCTTCAAGAAATTAGTGAGCTTTTTATATTCATTCCCAAATATTCTAAGCCCAGCACCTTCAGCCAATTCGACACTTTCACCGCGACTATCTTTAATAAATGACTTTGCCCACGCTACTGCGTCTAAATCCGCATTTGCTTTTTTCGCTTCAATCAACTCTAACTCAGCTTGAATAACTTTCTGATTATTGTTTATGTCTTGTGGATCGTTAAGATTAAAGGCAAGGCCAGTAACAGCAGACACATTAAACTCTGAACGAATAAGTTGCATTGCTTTGTTATGTGAACTATCGCGCTGTGACTCCAAAATTCTATAGTATGAACGAGCTGTATCTGTGGATAAATCTCTGTTAGTAATTTGTTGGACGATTATACTTTCGGTTAGCTGGCCTCTAGCCGCCATACCATCAAGGAATATAATAGTATCTTTGTTATCAATAATGTTCTTGCCAGAATAAAACACAGTAAGTTCTGTACTGTATAGATCCTCATCAATCTCGCGTAGGCTTTCGATAAAGGCTAATTCGGCATCAGGATCGCCATCAATCCTAGCGTCAATAATATCTGCCTTGATGCCATCAACTTTTTCTTTTCTAGCTTTTTCATCCCTATCGTCATTAGCCGCGATAACACTTTGTTCATCAGACAACGCGGATAGAGCTTTGCCAAATGCAAATTCAGCTTGCTCAGGCGACATCTGCGACACAAGAATGGCTACGTTTTCATCTTTAATATCACCAGTAGTAAGCTGGTTGACAGCGTCAAGAGGTGAATCCGAATCTCTGATCCAGTCCACAACGTATTGGGCTTTGGCTTCATTTACAGCATCATCAAATTGTTTTAGGCGTGTGCTAAGAAATGCCTCATCCTCTATGGCAAAAGATAATACAGCAATTCGCTCTCTCTCAAGCGCAAGAGAATCATCAATGGTTACTATTGTCTTATCTGGGGCTAGACGATTACCAGCCGCCACAATATCAGGAACGCTATTAATAATAGTATCAACGCCAATAGATACAGCAACTTTCTCTCTTGCCTCAGCTTTCGCCGCCATTGCATTGGCGTGGGTGATGAGCTTGCTATTAGAAACAGGCGCGATTGCGGCCTGTAAGTTAACTGCCGCAACCGGGTCTACCTGACCAAGCGCAGAGCTATAACCGTCAATAATCCCATTGAGCTGAAGCTGAAACTCATCAGCCGACATATCGGTGTCTTTAGCTTGAATGCTAAGAGCGCTGATTTCGTTGCGAGCCGCAATTTCCATATTGGTTTGCATTACGTCAATGGCAGTCTTGCGAGCTTTCTGATCGAAGATAGTAAAGCCATCCGGCAGATCAGGGTCAATGGTAATGCCAGTGCGACTAGCTTCCTCAAGCTGTTTGACGCTTGGCGCAATCTCCGCGCCATACTTAACAGCCGCAATCTCTGCCTCAGCCACAGCTCGCTCATAAACAAACTCGGATATAGCATTTAGACCCTTGCTGATATTGTCATAGACCTGAGCCTCAGCCGCACCAGTTTGAATAAAGTTAACTGATGGCATACTGCCAATAGAAACGCCTAACGGTCTGTAACGTGGTAGCTCTGCCATTATAGACCCCTCGGTATGTATGGCGTAGCTATGCCAGTTGTTCTGCCATATGTGATAGCAGGCTCAAGTGTTGTCGGCCCACCAATCAAACCAAACTTATAAGCTGTCGTTCCAAATGATGTAAACGCACCAATCATTCCAGCCTTCATAGTAGACTTAGCTTGTTGCATATACTGAGCCGCTTGCATCTCACCGCCACGCATTGTGATTAATTCGTTGTCTTGAACCGTGTACAATTCCTGAACGCCTTTAGCCGCCGCGTATCTAGCTAATCTTAATGCGCTACCTGAGAATGGGTCAATGCCGCCAGACCCGGCTCTGGCAACAATAGCCGCCTGCGTCCTTAGAATATTGTCCATAACTTGAACGCCTTGCGCTTTGTATTTAAGGCTTTCCTGTTTGGCTTGTATTCTAGCCATAGTCGCTTGCGCCGCAAGCCCTTTGGCTTGCGAGCGAGCGCTCATCATTTGCGACATAGAGCTGGCGGCAGATACTGCGTAACCAAACCCCGGTGATGCCATTGCGGCGGCTAATCCTGCACCCATTTTACTGTCCTGCGCTCACTTTATAATCTATGCCCAAGAGTGTCATCTTGAGCGGTACTGTTTGGCCTATGGTAATCTGACCATCATAATTATAACCTAGAATGCCGTGCAATGTCTTTATTCCTGTAAACTCAGCCACATCATCATCAAGAACCTCAGATCCAAACCGCCGGAATGGAACCTCTTTGCCATTGATCGTTAGCGCCTGTGTTTCAAACAATTCAGCATTCACCTCAAATATTCTCTTCTTAAAGCCCTTTAGAGAGCCGCTGGGTAGCCTTGGCTCCACTGGCAGTGTCTTTACTTCCGGCGTGAAGTTAAGGCCGACCTGATAGCTCTCAGACGCCGCCGTAGCAAACGTGATCGTAAACGGCGTTGCAGGCACAGTTTGGTCTTGCTCCACAATCCCATCACGAATGATCTTAACTGTTTCAGCTTCAAGGTGATCCATCGTGACAGACGATGCCGCGCCCCCTGTTTTGGCGCAGTCAAGCAATACTGTGCTATCAAATAATTCGACATAATAAACCGTGACACTATTGACCGTGCGTTTGACCACCACATAGATATCATCAACATCAACCCCGACATTTACAAACTCTCCATCGGTTGTCCATTCAGATGGCGCAATGACATTCTGCGATCTTAGTAATGTATAACACGCAATCGACCCATCGTCACCATTTACCACTAACAGGCGGTCACCTTCATCGGTACCAGTGGATTTACGCACCGCCATTTCCTCTGGTGACTTTAGCAAATGCGATGACAGCAATGAGATCTTTGCTGATGTGTATGCGTTTTGCGTATCGGTAAACAAGAACTCTTGCAGGGCTTTGCCTTGTCGTTGCACAAAAATGGTGGCGCCGTCCACGTTCTGCACCCGGATGCCCGGCTTGATGCCAAACCCGGTCTGCTGTTTAACAATAAGATTGCTGGGCGTAATTGGCTCATCCAATGTTTGCGGCACATAGAACTCGCCGCCTGTTGTAAACACTTGCAGATGGCGACCAGAGTAAATATCAACAATCGCATTAAATGTGCCAGTGTCTAGCGTGGCTTCAACGCCGTCATCGTCTAGCGCTTCGCCGGGGTTAAAGTTAAAGAAATCTGATACCCGGCTACCGTATAGCGTTGATGGCCTGCTGTTTGTGCCGCCAAAATATAAACGACCTTCGTGAAATGTCACAGATCTTGGGTAGCCTCTAGTGGCTGACCACACATCCTCGTAGCCGTGTTCTGTCTCAAAGTTGCCGCTGACTATTGCGCTGGTATCAAAGAATGGTATTTCCACATAGGCTTTGACCTCAGTGTCACTAACATACTCAGTCACCCTTGCGCGACCAAAACCAGACAGCACATTAAAATATTCATCAACCATAGCGGTGCCAAATGCCTTGACCGAATATTGACTTGTGGCATCCGGCGCCGTGTCCCACGCTGGGAAAACAGTCAGCACCTTAGTTGATGCCACATAATCCTCAACGTGTCTGACTTGCCCAGCACCAGTGCCTGATGTAATCCGAATAAACATCCCATTGGGCTGATCATCTGATGTATAGCTTGATGCGGCCTTTAGCGTAATTGTGTTGCTAGTTCCAGCCTGAGCTGTGCCGTTATCGGTCGTCACGCTTGATGCCGTAATCGTAATGTTGCCGCTAGTGGCTGATGGCGTGATTGTATATTGTGGCTCATGCGTGTCTAGGTCATACGCATACTTTGGGACGTGGGTAAAAGTAATGGTGCTGGCTGTCCAATCGGCATCAGTAGCGCCGCGTACGATTTTTAGTGGCGCAAGATCCTCATGCACCACAATCACCGTATCGGCAGACTGCACCCAATTCATTTCCGGCAAGATGGCGCTAGTTAATGCGGCAACCGTTAGATAGTCGTTGCCCGATCCATTAATGTTAGTGATGAGCGCACCATCCTTAAACACATACATCTTGCCGGGTGTGAACACCAGCATATAGCTGTCGGTCACACTAAACTCAAATGGCACCATCCGCACAGCCGTACCAGCTCCGCTATCTAGCGCGGCAACAAACTTTGTGCCGTCACGGCGCTTGGCGCCGCCTTGTGGCTGGATAGACACGTTGCGAGCTGTGGTCAGGCCAGACGCATACTGCGTGATGTCAGTCCGGGCGCGGAGCTTCGGATCAAGCTCGCCTGCCGTGAAATCATTTTGGATCTGGATGATGCGGCTCATATTAGAACCTTATGTCAGATATCGGAAATTCCTGTATGCTTTGCGCTGGTTTGTCGATGCCATCAATATTGATAGCAACGCGAACCAAGCCGCCACGCATATTATCAGATGGGGGGCCATAGGCTTTGTTATGATAGTAATCAGCCTTGGTGAGCTGGTCGGTAATTGGTTCAGCAAACTCAGCCGCCAGTGCTGTCTTTAGCAATCTCACAAAGTATGGTGGGAAATCAGTAGGATCAGGCCGATACTGATAATCAATATAAACAGTCTCTAGGTTTGTATATAAACCACCAGCATAGATTTCATAATCACGCACCGGGCGCTCTGATACTGCGCTGGTAGGAAATACCGCTTTGGGCAATCCCAGCCTGTCGCCGGGGAGCTGATACTTATATTTCCATTCGTTGATCGGGGTATCGAGTAACCGGGCAACCTGTACTTTCTTTAGTGTCCAGCTATATGGGTATTGCATCAGAAGAGTGTCGCGCACATCGTCATAAAGACGGTCAGCAACCTGAGCCTCATCTGTGCCATCAGAAAAACTTGAAAGAGGTGATGCGCCTAGCATGATGAGCGCATCGGAGCAGATAGATAGTTTTGTGTCGCCAGAGGCCATAGTCCACTCCTAAGTGAAGGAAGGGGCGGCGGTGCCGCCCCAACCAATATATTAGTCGCTGTCAGTCATGCTGATGGCGGTGCCATCGGTCACGTCAACAACGCCAGAAGCATTTGACGCCACCATAACGATTGACATCGTTGGGGTTGCGCTGTCGTGAACGAAGATGATATCGCCGACTGACAGAGTGTCTGACAAGTCATTGAAATATCCGCTTGTGTTCACAGTTGCGATAGCGTCAGCAGATGTATAGGTGTACATCGAAGGCGCATTGCCTTTCTTTGAAGCACCAATAACATTCCAACCTGAAGATGCGAAAGCCATAATATAGTCTCCTCTCTTACTCGGTTGCGCTGATCTTGACGATACCTTCGTCATCAATGGCTACTGCACCAGCAGAGAACATTGAAGACACGAGGAAGGATGTCTTTTCAGCTACATAGTTGATTTCTGAACGCTGGTTCATGCCAATGCCCATCCCTACTGCATCGCGGTGGAATGCGAAGCAAGTGC